GCGGCCTTTATAGGCCGCATGCGTTTTCAGACTAGTTGCTATCATTGAACCGATAGCCGGTATTTTTGGGCGAAAGAGCCCCTTCTGCGTTAAATAGAGCGTATTGTAGGCGCTCATGCCTGCAGTACGATATCGAAAAGACGAAGATGATTACTTTTACCGTAGTGTGAATAGGAAAAGTTTTGATTGTAAATATGTAAGATTTATTACCTTACCAGTGTGGTTAGTCAGCCACCCGAAGTATAAACCATGACACCCACCCCGTTATTTTCCAGAATTTTGAACATTAAATAAAATTTGACACCTCGCCAGGATTTGAGGAATGCTTTCTAAGCATTGAGTAAAACGTCGTATGCACTAGTTTTTAGTGTGTGATCCGACTACCTTTATGGTTTTAACCTGGCCTCATGTGATATGAGACTATATGGACTGTGTTCGAGCTACATGCCGAACTTCCCTGCGGGGATATGGTTTACCAGATAACCATGAGTAGACTGATTTAGAGCTATTGCTGAAAAGCTGTTCAAATTAAGTACTCACGAACTCCATATGTAACGTTATATTGATACATCTCTTTTTGGGATGAAGTCTTATGACTAGCGAGCCTGAAAAGCTCTCTACTAATTGAGCCTCTTTTGTTAGGTTCTTTTGAACTTTTGATTTTAATCGATTGCGCTTGGATTAGAACATTTGTGTGTATTAGTAAATAGCATTAGAATTGATTGCCTGCAACCCAGGAATCTTTTCTTTTAGCGAAAATTTGAAATTTATACATTTATCGTTTTATACCCAAGGGTCATTAAAACTCTTGTTTATTAGAATGCCCTTAGTAGTAACTTTTTGCTGGTATGGAAACCAGTATGATAGGTTAGAGATTGCGTTACGAGTGCCCGTGGTATTCGTGCACTTTCCAAATACTCTTATATGTGGGTATCAAACCCCACTTTTACGTTGATATTGATTTATTAGTATCCTTTTCTCGACGTCATAGAAGTTGATTTATTTCCTTCTTGATTTTGACTAGTTTAACAGTACTAGGAAGAACTGTAACAGCCTCATGAATAATGTCCATTATAAGTGAATGTAATAATCTGGGAGGCTCCGCCATCGGTTTCCAAACCGAGAAGCAAGACGCCAGCTTGGCCGCTGGATTTGACTGCAGTACTCTGCCCCAACATGAATCAGGTCTTGATGACAGATATGTTGAAGAAGACTGGGAAGATTTACTCCCATCTAAAGAAACGCAGCGTTCCGACTACGTAAAAAGGAAACGCCTACGGCATCGCGCGAAAAAGCGTGCCGCTAAAAGATTGCAAAAACAATCTTCATTTGTTCCCCAGACACTTAAGGAACACGCAAAAATCTTCAGGATGAAATATAACGCACTGAGATTTTGCGTCCAAATGCCAGACCGACTGGCGCGCTCCATAGCTAAGAAAAAGGTGATTGTATTATCACCTCGTGACTATGCTGTGATTGCGGCAACACGTGCACACCGACACCATCGGTTGCACAACACCCCTGCTGGAAAGGAAATTCTAGCAAAACAACAAAAGAAAAGGGATGATTTAATTGCTAAAGCGAAAGCTAAGCATGCAGAAAATTCCGATTCTGAGTTGGACCCACAAGGAAGATTTTTCGACAAGATTAAAAGTCGTGTTGAAACTCTTCAACAGGTCACCCGCGCAGCAGATGAACTTGATACTTTCAAGGAACAACTTGCGTACAAAGGCACCGAACCGGCAGAGTTACTTTCCAACCTGGCGAGTCGAACTGAAGACCTTACCATGCTTTTAGCAGGTCTTGCCAGTGCCGAAAATTTTACGAGCGTTTTTACAACACTTTTCTTTTACCTTCGTACCCATTACAAGGAATCAGTTAGTTCAAAGTTGTACGCTTGGATCAAGGAAGCAATGTTTCGCGACATTGTTCCAATTGCACCAGACCCATTTGGTGCAGGATCCATTCGCTCGAAATTGAATCATCAAGGAATTTATGATGATTTGAAGTCCACCATACAAGATTTTGATACTCTTGGTGGCATTGAATCCTTTCGCGGCCTTATTAATAATTGGCGCGAATTCAAGTCCTGTTCACTAGGCACCAACGTTGCAAACGTTGTGAATATTCTCGTGACAGTTGGATTTTTCCCCGATTTATTGGAAAATCCAATCAAGTTAGGTATTTTTGAAATTTTCAAAGCCAAAGCTTGGGACATGCAAAAGAATTCAACATCCTTTACTGATATGTGTTTTGACACGCTCGATTTCTTTTTGAGTCGTGCTTATCATGCTATTAGTGCGGGTGATCCTTCTATCTTCTTTTATGGGAGTGAGGAGGAACACTCGTTTGAAACAGAGTACACTACATTGATCTCATGTTTACCAGCTATTGAAGCTGACAGACTTAGTGATTTGCAGAAATACTCTTGTGACATACAGGATGAAGCCGATTTTGATTTCCGTTTACAGCAACTCATCTCTAGAACTATTAAGATGCTTAAAGCTGAAACAGCCCCACCTAGGAAAACGGTGTTGGCAGGTTATCTAGCGCGATTGAGACAAGCAGCAGTTGCTTTAACACTGAGTCAGAAAAATTCCTGTGTACGTGAGAAACCTTATGGTATGCTCGTGCATGGTGCATCATCAGTTGGAAAAACTATGGTGGTTAATATTTTGATGAAGACTGCTCTTGCTTCAAATGGATTTGCCAGTGACAAGGAATATGTGGTTACGATCAAAGATAATGAAAATTTTGATACTGATCAACAACCATATCACACTGGCTGGATTTTTGATGATTACGGAAACACTCGTGCTGAACATTATTCGGAAGCACCCACCCGATTGATCATCGACGTATTGAACAACATTCCACGTTCTCTACGTAAGGCTGATATTGAATCTAAAGGAAATAAGATGATGAAGCCAAAAGTTGTTGGAGTTACAACTAATATTAAAAATCTCCACTCTGATAAATTTTCAGTTGAACCTGTGTCTATTTTACGGCGCTTCGAGTTAATTCTTGATGTGCATGTGAAACCGGAGTACTGTGATCCTCTAACCGGAGGTATCGACGGTACTAAGATGCAAGGTTGGTGTCCCGACGCTTGGGATATTGACGTTCAGCGTGTGAAAATTATTCGGAAAACCAAGGAAAATGGTTTAATGCAAGACAAATATCAATTTGAGACGATCTTATCTCAAGTTGGTATACAGGAAGTGCGTGAATATGTCAAAGCGCAATCAAAAACTCATTTTGTGCATCAGAAGCGATTTGTGGAAGCAGTCGAAGAAATGTATGAAATGAAATTTTGTTTGCATGGCGATCCACAAATGGAATGTCGTCAGTGCATGCGTGTTATCGCGCCTGCGGCTCTCACTGAGTGTGATACCGCAAATGGATGTGTTTACCATGAAGGAGTTGGATTGGGTAGAGAGGTGCAAGCCGAAATATCCGATGAATGCTCTGAAATGGGAAATTCTGAAATTACGCGCGGAGGTAATTGGACTCACGAACATGATCCACCCCCTCCTGATGATGCAAGTGATTACGAAGCAGTGGAAGAGGTTTCTGTATATACTGCAGTTGATCGCGAACTTGTCGATGGTAGGTTAACAACCCGCCTTAGACATGTTACTCGCGATGAAGTGCCAGGAAGTACATTAACTCACGAAGCTCAACTTCGTTATAACCATGCCCTTAAACACCAGGGCGCTTATGATGAGCCGGAAGTAGATGTGATTCCCCAAAAGAACTCACTATTCAACTTTTTCAACAAAACTGAATCAGAGCATGATGCTTTGTGCCAGCTAGCTGAAGATGAAGATGGTGATTGGGAGAGCCTCAACGATGCCAACAAATACATTTGTGATGACGTTATGTCTGCTGCAATTGTTACTTGTGGTTGCGTTGGTTCTGTCTATCTCCTTTGGCAGGCTATCAAATTGATGCGTGGTCTCAGTAAGGTTAATCCGCAAGGATCTGCTGTATCTGTACCCGTACCAATTGATTCTGATCGTCCAAACCCGTGGAAGATTGTCCAACCTGTT